TCTGGCCGGCGTCTCCGCCCCAGCCGTGCCACGCCTGCCAGCCCTTGCCCTGCTGTGCCCACGTTTCGCCCTGCTTGTCAATTTCGTGGCGGTCGAAATAAGCCTTCATCCGGCGCACCGTCTCCTCCGACAGCGGCTTTTTGTTCTGGATGTCCCGAGCCCGAGCCAGCCCGACGGCGGTCATTCCGCGCTGCGACGGCGGCTTGCCGGCCCGCACTTCGAGCGCGCGGCGGGCGTTCGATGCCATCGCGTCGTTCGGGACGTAGGAGTCCTCGGCGAAGTTGATGGTGATCAGGTCCGCCGAGGCATTGATGGTTTCCGTGGGAGCAACTGGCGCAGCCTGCTCGGGCGCCGCGGCTTTGCCCGTCGTCGCATTGACCGCATCCACCGCGTCCTCGGTGACGCTCGTGCCAAGCGCCGCAGCCATCGAGGGATTAGCGGGCAACTGCTGCGTGACCATACGGATTGCGGTCTCGGGAATGCCGTACCGCTTCGCGAGCTCTCCGACGTAGCTCGCTTCCGCCGCGATCTGCTCAAGCCGGGTAAATGCATCGGTGCCCTGCTCGGCCGCGATCTCCTGCAAGGACTTCGCGCCCTGCCGGTTCTCGTTCATATTGGCCGCGGACTCGCGACCGACGTCGATAGTGAGCTTGGGCGGGAAGCGCCACTCGCCGCGGGTCGCGCGCTTGAGCGTCTGCACCGGAGTCTCGCCAGCGCGGACCGGAGGCGCCGGGATCTCGCCGCGGGCGATGGCGTCGAGGATGACCGCGTTCTTAATCGGGTCGAGCACCTTGTCGACAAGCACGCCTTGATGCCGCGCGAAGACGCGGTCGGCCGCGGCGAACTCCGCGCGCACGCTCGGGCCGGCGTAGTCCTGCGTGCCGAAGAGGACGCCCTTCGGGATGCCGACGGCGATCGAGAGCTCGTGCATCAGATGCGCGATGAAGCCCGTGAACGCCGTGCTCGGCCGCGCCGGCATCGTCTCGACGCGATCAGCCTGGCCGAGATACTTAATCATCCCGACCTCGGAGAGCTCGTTCTTCTGCTGCTGGCCGCTCGGAAGCGTCGCGCTCGGGGTCGGCGTGAAGAGGTTGCGCGCGTTGGCCGTGCCGCGGTCCGTGAAGACGAGCGCAGCCTGCTGCGAAGCGAAGCGCACGCCGGCCTTCTCGGCCTGGAGGATCTCGTGCAGCATCCGCGCCGTCTGGATCGCCGCGTGAAAGTCGGTCACGCCGCGGTACTGATCGACGCGGAAGGGATCGAAGTAGTGGCAGAAGTTGCCGGCCGGCACGTCCTCGGCGCCAAAGTAGACGCCTTCGCGCGTCACGCGGTAAATGCGATACGCGACCGGGACGCCGAACTCGTTCGTGATGACGCCTTCGAAGTAGTTCTCCGAGTCGAGCCCCATCTCGTTTGGATTGCCGATGCGGGTCGCCGGCACTAGCTGGAGCTTCAGCCCGTCGCCCACGCGGCGAATGACGAAGCCACAGTCGCCGTCCACCGGCCGGTTCTCCGCGGCTAGCTGCACGAGCTTGCGGAACGAGTTGCGGCCCGTCGCGTCGGCCTGCTTGCACCACGAGTGAAACCACTCGTTGACGGTCGCGTTGTAGTCCCGGTCTCCAGTCGTTGCCGAGTATTCGGTCGGCGTTAGATAGTTGCCGAACTTGCGCGAGACCTCCTTCACCTCGGGACAATTCTCAACCAGATTGCGCGCTTCCCACATCATCACGACGCGCTCGCGCACCGTCTGCGAGGACTCGCTCGGCTGGCCGTACTGCATCGGCGCGTAAAGCCGGTTAGTCTGCGCCGCGTTGTAGCTGAAGAGCGCGGTCTCGACGCGAGCCTGGAGCCGACGCAGCGCGGCCTGCGGCGCGATGGTCTCGAGCGCCCGCTCGAACCACGGCCGGTTGCGGATGACTGCGGTGGCGTCGAAGGTCTGCATATGGTCAGTTCCCGTTGAAGCTGACGAACGTCGTGTCGGTCGTGTCGCCGTTCTGGTATTCGATGGCCGAGACGATGTCGCCCAGCATCTTGTTCAGCGTGTTAAGATCGGCGCGCGTGACGGACTTGCCGTTGAGCGAATAGCTCGTGTTCAGAAGGCAGGCTTGAATCGCGTCCAGCACCTTCGTCTTGAGCGTGTTCAGCGTCGCAACGTCAATGTCTAGAAAGGGATTGTCTGCCGCCATAAAAGAGCGGCCGCCGTCAAAAGGTTTTTTGACGCCCCGCGCTGGCTTCGATTTGACGACAAAAAAGCCGCCCCACTATGGGAGCGGCTTGGTCTGCTTCGGCGGTCGCCCGCCTCGTCGGCCGTTGCGCCTTGCGGCGGCGGCCTTGGCCTCGGATCGGATCCGCCCGCCTAGGCGGCCTAGCGCGACCGCGGCGGGATTCTTGGCTGCGTCTGGCATAAGCTCAGGACCGCTCGAACCGGCCGGTTTTAGGGCAACGGACGGCGAGGAACACCGCGCCGCGGACGCCGGTCGCGACGTAGTAGCGCGGCTCCCAGCCTCGGCCGGCCAGATCAGCGGCGACGAGCGGGCCGACTTCGAGGGCTTCGACGGTGTAAGTGCGGGAGTCGATGGTGGTCTTCATTGGTCGTTGTTGATTACGTGCAGAGAAAAACCTAAGCGGTGGGGATAGTCAATACCTTATTTCTTAAAAAGGCGGGAAGCCTTGATCCAGTAGCCGTTCGCGCTGTAGCTGATGGCGTAGCGGTGGCCGGCGCCGACGAGATACTGGGTGCCGTAGCAAACCTTGATCGCCGCGCCGGCGGTGCCGTCCGAGAACTTCATTTCATCGCGGGCGTTGATCACGCGGACCGGCGACTCAAGGCCGTCCTCGAAGCGGACCCAGGCATTGTAGCCGCGGAAAGTGGTGGTGGTCGGGAGGGTGGTGGTGTCGTTGTTCACGTGACCAGAGAAACCCAACCGCTCGGGAAAGTCCAGAACTCTTTTTAGGAAAACCTCGGCCCCAATTCCACGCTACGTCTTCGCCGGCACGAATCGGATGATGCCCGCAATCGTCGCCATACAAAGGAGCATCGCCGAGGTATCGAGGCCGTGGTTGGGCGCGTTGCTCCGTACTTCGACCCATTGCCAGACGCCGGTCCGCACCTCGACCTTGGCCTCGCCCTTGAGATGCTCGAGGTAAAGCGGGTTAACGTCGCCCGGCAATTCCCAGCGCAAGTCGCCTTTGCCCTCCAGCGCGGTCGCGAGCGTGTCCTTGAAGTAGTCGCCCGACCAGTTGTAGAAGTAGACGTCGCCGCCTCGGTAGTCGCTGACTTGCGGATCGCTGAACGGGAAGTTGACCATCTGCCCGGTCGCCTCGTCGCGCATCGTCCACGTTCGCCGGCCGTAGCCGCGCATTGAGCGCCAGCCGAACTCGGCGCAGTCGCGGTCGACGTCCGCCGGCCGGTAGCCGCGGTCCTGCGCGACGCACGCGCTTGATACCTTGAACCGCTCCTGGAGCGCACGCAGCTGGTCCCGCGTGTCGATGCGGCCGAACCACAGCTGACGATAGCGCGGCCCCTGCGCCGTTGAGAACGCGCCGACCTCGCACCAGAAGTGGTCCTGCTGGCGGTCAATCGCGAGGAAGCGGATCGCCTCGTCGGGGATCGACTCGCCCTGGGCGTAGTCGGATAGCTTGTAGCCGGAGTCCTTCAGCAGCACGTTGACCGCCTTCTTCTCGACGATCCACGGCAGCGCCTGCCGCTTGGTCCGAAACTCGATCTTCGCCTGCTCGTCGCCCGTGCGGACCAGCTGGTTTTCGGCCTGGAGGAACTCTTCCACGAGGAGCCGCATCGGCCGCGTGACGATTGCCTCCAGCCGGAACGACCGCACCTCCCGCGGCGCCGCAGGATTCATCGCGACGAAGCGTCCAGTCTTCGCCCAGCCGGCGCGGGTCGCGTCGCTGTCCGCGGACTCGTGCCCGCACGCGATGCATCGGAAACGGCAGGTCTCGACCGCGCGCCCCACGTCCCACGTCTCATCATCGCGGCGCGCCGCTCGGTCCCAGATCACGCCGCCGCGCTGCTCCTTGCTTAGAACCTCGAAGGCGACCGGCAGGATCTTGCGGCAGCCTGGGCACTCGGCGTGCCACTCGCCCTGATCGCCCGAGCGGAAGCTCGTGTCCTCGACGTTGCCCGTCTCGGCGTCCATTACCGGCGCTTGGCTCGCGTTGTAAATCTTCGAGCGGCCGACCTCCTCGAACTTTGAGACGCGCGCCACCGCGTGGCCGTAGATCTCCTGCCACCGCGGAAGCCAGAGCTCGTCGTTGATCTTGTAGCGGATCGATTGGCTCTGCTGGGTCGAAAGGTTGGCCGCGTTAAGCGTGACGAAGAAGCCGCCGAAGAAGATCTCGGTTGTCGTGCGGTGCGGCCCCGGCTTCGGCAGCATTGCGGCCACCGGCCGGCAGCGCTCGAGCAGCGGCCACAGGCGCGTCTTCGCGTGCTTCTCCACCATCTCGTCGGTCTGCATCGTCCAGCTGATCGGGCCGGGATCGTTGGCGATGATCCACGGCAGCCAGACGTCGGCCACCAGCGTGCCGCCGATCTGCACGGCCTTGCGAAAGTGAACGCGCCGAACCAGCGGGTTTTGGAGTGCGTCGAAGATCGGCACGAGCCAAGGCGAGAGCCGCACGTTGAACGGCCCCGGCGTCGCGTAGGATTCCGGCAGCTGTACGTGTCGCCGCGCCCAGTCGTAGATCGGCGATCGGTCCGGTCGCGGAAGGCGGAAGCCGGCGAGGAGTTGCTCGGCGCTCATTCCTCGGTCGCGCTCTTCCGAATCGCCTCCGTCTCGAATCGCGCAAGATTCCCCGCGATCACCTCGCGGATCTCGTCCAGAATCAGCCCGCCTTCAACGTTCGCCTCCGCCGCTGACTTGCCGGCGACGCGCGGGCCGAGTTCGACCTCGAGCTTGAGCCGCAGCAGCAGGTCGAGCTTCTGACTGAGCAGCTGGAGCATATCCTGCACGACCTCGCGCTCGACGACGTTCCCTCGCTCCCGCCCGAGCTTCAGATCGCGAAGCTCGATGTCGCGGCGCATTAGCTCGGCCTTGAGCGCGCCCAGGCTTCCGTCCTTGATCCGCCCGAGCCCGCGCTCGTCGCGCCACGCGATCAGCTGCTCGACGGTCGCCCCGGTCGGCCAATCGTCGCGCTTCTGCCATTCGCGCAGCGTCGGCCGCGTGATCTTAAGCGCTCGAGCGAGTGCGTCCTGTGTCATCGTGTCGCTTTCCGGCAAGATTGCCTCAAGGCCCAGCCCCGTTTTTTTGCGCT